CCAAGATAAGTGTCCATTACTGCGTCTAAATTTTTCATTGCGGATTGAAATGTAACGGTATTGGATTGTAGTTTTATAACTTCTCGAAGTGTATCTTGTAGTTCTTCTTTATCAGAATCTTCCAATAATCCGTCTTTTGCTAATTGTCTACCGAGTGCTAATTTTTCTGTTAAGTTTTTTAATCTGGCAACATTTGCTTCATCTGATGAATTTCCTGGCGATTGTGTTTCAAGTAATGGACTAGCTCCCATACTTAATATAGTTAAGTCTCCTGCGTAAACTCCGTTTTCTTGTATTTTCCAATCAAAATTAGTTACGGTTCCAACACCACATTGATAGTTTCCTGCTGACTTTAAATTTCTATCTTGAACGCCATTGTCTAATAAATTTATCATTTCTTCAATGGTTAAGTCCTCAACCTCAATACCTTTGTCATTTATCCCCCAACCAAATTCTATTGCACAATAAGCCCCAAGTTTTAAAAAGTTTGGTTCAAATGTTTCCTCAAAAAATATAGGGTCTGGACAAACCCAACCAATCGTATATTTGTATGTGTAGAATTCTTGTTGAGATGCTTTAATTGAAGTTATGCCTGAGTGTCCTCTAAAACGATTATCCTCTGATTCTTCAAATCCTTGTTGAAAAGTAACTGGTTGATTTATTTGAAAGATATTGTTTTCATCTCGTTTTAAATAACTTGATATATTGATAGGTTGATGAACTATTGTTGAATCGTCTTTTCCTTTTTGTATTTCTTCTGGCACCGCAACACTTACTCTTGCGAAACAACTACGATACATTTGTTGTTCTATTGGGTTGGAATTGTCTTGTGGTTCTAATGCTCCACCAACAAAAAAGTTTTTGCCAGTTGGAATTGGTTCATCAGTTAATTGTTGTCTGTTTATAGCATCAATTTTCCTATACAACGCCTTTTGCACTTGCGGGTGTATATGTCTTCTCTTAATCATTATTTATTTAATTGTTCTAATTCTTGTAGAATTAAATTAATATTTTGTGGAATACGATATTCTTTTCCTGGTGTGGTGTAAATTGAATTACTTTGATTGTTTGCTCTGGCGATTACCCACCAAAAATCTTTATTTTGATAAAATCTGTGAGCGATGTTCATAAAGGTTTCACCAAACACTCCACGAATAAAAACATCATCATCTCTGATTGGAATTGAAGGATACTCAATACGATTTAAATATTGTGTTCCATTTTCATCTTTGAATATTTTTGATTTATTATATCTTCTAGCCATAATTATGTTCCGAATTTAGTTTCTTGTCTTCTTTTTTCTCTATCTAATCTTCGTTGTTGTCTTCTTCTTTGTCTAGCTTGTCGTCTTGAAACATTAGGGTCTGCTAAATCTTTTTGGAATTGTTCTCGTCTTGCGTCTCTTTGTGTTCTTCTTTGTTGTCTTCTACCTGGTGTGGGTAATGCTTTATCTACTTGTGGTTCTTCAAAAGGGAAAGACTCAGATATTTTATCATAATGCATTGAAGTCATTGTTGGATTTTCTTTTCCAATGTATTGGAAATCAAAAGCTAACTGACATAGATGTGGCATTTGTCTTCCGTCTTTCAACTCCCAAGTTGAATTTTCAGGAATTGTTAAGTTGACTGAGTTAAAGAAACCTGGTGCGTCATTGAACATATCACCTTGTATTGTCAGTCACACCTGTTTTACCAAAAAATTGTTTGTATTGTGGTAATGTTAATCCTTTTGCGTAATTAATCTTTTCCCAAATAATCGGTATGTCTTCTTCTCTTTGTGCAACGATATCAACGGTAAACGAAATACTTCTTGCGTAATCTCCATAAACATAAACTTTATCTGCACGACCAATATAACTAAATGATGTTGTGTTGTTTGTTGAATTATCCGTTATACCACTTATTAAAGCTGGAAAAATAATATATCTTCCATTGACTGCGTCTCTAATTCTAAACTTTATAAAATCTTCTGGTGGTTTATTAGATAACACTCCCTCTCTATTTGGAAACTGGTCCAATTGTCCAGGTTCACCACCATAACGAACTTGTAAATTTATATTTTTGTTTAACTTGTTGTCAAAAAATCTAACTGCATTTTCTTGTTGAGTTCTTGGTTGGCTTCTTCCAATTATTCCTCTGAACACACCTCGTAAACTTCCGTCTCCTACATCAAGGTGTCGTTGTGGTTTTTGTGATGTAAATTCTTGTGATAGTCCTTTTGCAATTATTGGTGCTGCTGGATTATAAATTCTTGTTCCGCGTTTTGCATTTTGTGTTTGTAATAATGTTTGTTGTAAAAGAAATGTTTTACCTTGTGGTGTTGTTAAGAAATTTTGAAACCTTTGAACATTTTGAGCACCAAGTTCGGCTTGTAGTGCTAATCCACCACGAAATATCAATTCACCTGCTGATGAAGTGTTTTTAACTAATTTTTCTGGATTGATTTCTATCATTTATATTTCCTAAAATACTGGTTGTATTACCTCAACTGAATTATCTTTTGCTGCAGTTTCACTTGTGTATCCGGCTATTTCTCTTAGAAAACCATTTGAAACATCAAGTTTATCTTGTACGGTTTCTCTTTCTTGTGCTTGTTCACCTGCGGCAATTCTTTGTAGTTCTCTAACTGATATACCGATTGCATCTGCGACTGCTTGTCTTTGAACAACATTTAAGGCCTGTAAATCACCTAAACCACCAATGACACTTTGTATTTCTGCTGTAAATCCAGCGATATCACCTTCTAATGATAATTGTCTTGCTTTTTCAAGATTTAATTGTTTACCAGTCAAGACTTGTGCTTTAAACTGATTAGTTAATGATGTTTCAAATTGCAATACTGAGTCAGCTGCTTTCAATATGGTTTCTAAACTACCACCTATTTTTGCTGCTTCAATAGCTGCTTCTGCTAATCCTTTTGCTCCGTCCATTGAGAATTTAGCAAATGTTTCTGCATTTGAAGCCATATCACTCAATACTTTACCCGTAGCTACATTTGCTGATTTCGCCATATTGACTGCTGTTTGCGCCATATTGGTTGCGACATCAAAGGACGAACCTGTTAAGTCCATCATTACTTTATTGAATTGAACTATTTCTTTACCACTTACTCCTGTGTTTTGTGCTAACTTAGAAATATTAGCTGCGTTTTTTGCAGTAACATTTTCTAATGAACCAAATTCATTTACGATTTCTCCCAATGTGGTTTTAATTTTTTCAGCGTCTAATCCAATAACTTTAAATTTGGTTTCTTGAATTTTTAGTGGAATCAAAAGGTCTCGGGCTTGTTTAGTTGATACATTTATCTCTCCACCTAAATCTCTTGCTGCCATTCTGACTTTTCGTATAATTGCGAATAAAGCCACTACTGAAGCTATTAAAGCAGCTATTGGATTTCTGGTGACTAAATTTCTCAATACTTGTGAAAAACTTTTTGCTCCGTCTGCACTTTGAATAAGTTTATCATAAACTATTTGTTGTAAACCACCTGTTTCTTTAATTTTTTCTTTAAGTTGTTTTTCTAATAAATCGCCAACAATTGGTATTTTTTTCGTAAAACTGACAAACTGCTTTTCTAAATCTTCTGACTTTTTAAGAATTTCTTCAGTAACATCACCTGATTCATTGAGAAGATTAATTCTCATTTCCAAGTTTTCACCAATATCTTTTCCTATCTTTACACCCTTTTCTTCAAGCTCTATTTGTTTTTTTAAAAAGGATTCTTGCGCTCTTGCTGCTGCCCGTTGTCTTCTGCTTTCTTCAGCCATTAATATTCTCTTTGTTGGTTATGTAATTGAAAAATAAAAAACTTATTTAAACATTAAGTCCAATACTGCGAGCCATAGCTTTTAACTCTTTCGCTGCTTTTGGATTGTCTTTGATTTGTTGTTTAATTCTTTTTTCTAAATCTCTTGAATGTTTCACAAGGTCTGCTCTTTTTTTACTTAATTCAGGACTCTTATCAATCGCTTTGTGGATTTTTGAAGTTCCTTTAGCGGCTATGATTGCAGCTATCGCCTTACTGAAAAATTCTCTCAGTTGTTTTTTATTTTCTTTTATAAATTTTTTATTCATAGATTTTTCCTATCAATAAATATCAAGTTTTAAGATTTTTGTATATCTGGTCTTTGTATTTGATTGGGTTTTTTATTGACTTCTTTGATTTGTCTTGATTCTTCTTTTTTCGCTTCTACGAGTTTTTGAGCATAAAATCTTCTCAAAGGAACTGGCATATTGTAGAGTTCATTGTGATTGAACCCATTTCCATAATAGGCGATATTGAAGATTTCTTCGTGGATAGCCGCCCTATTACTCGGCGGCTGGCCAAAAAAATCCAATCCCGAGTGGGATATCAATTTTATGTAGATTCCCTGTTTGACTCGTGTAATCAAACTTCAACTCAATGTCTGGTGTAATCATTTCTTGGTATGCTCTAAATGCACGAGTGTCTAATGCCAAGAATTCATTATCCACAAAATTGTCAATTGTTTTTTGGTCAGTTTTTCCATTAACTGATTGAATTTGGTGTTTTAATCTTGTTGTTAAATTATATGAAACACCTGTAAGTTTTTCAGCTTTTTCATAATCTTTAAGAGTTTTTTCTATCTCTTTTTCATCTTTTTGTGTTAGTAGTTTAAAACTTATTTCTACTTTTGAATTAGGTAATGTAAAGTCAAAAGTGTTTCCTGCTGAATAAAGGTCTTCATCTATTTCTTTATTATCCAACTTTGATAAATCCACTACACACTCAACTTGTTCATTTGTGTCAGGGTCAGTAATCATAACTTGATAATCTTTTCCGTATCCTAAAATACGAGTTCCAACCATAAGTGCATTTTTATCCCCTAACAACATATCATCTAATTTAACTTTTGGGTCTGCTATTACTGATTCTAACAATTTAGTAATTACCACACCTTGTTCTATTAGATTTGTTGAAGTTAAAATATCTTCTTCTTTCGCTGTCATATATTTGACATCTATTGTTCCACTACGCAAAGGACTATCTTCGGGATATAATAATCCCTGTGATGGTAAAGATAGAACTTCAGTAGGAAATCCATACTGATTTTCAGCCATTTTGTTTTACTCCTTGATTAATTAAGAATTAATAACTTATTATTTTTTACCCATAACTTTTTCAGCACCTGCGATACCGAAAGAGCCAAGAGTTACGAATACAAATGAATTATAAACCATATCATTTATAACTAAATCTTTTCCAGCTATACCTGTTCCTAAATCAACAATTGCAAATAATGTCATTACTGCAAATGATGCGAAACCTATAATTGATTTTTCATTGTAATCGTTATCATCTTTAAATATTGCCCACATAACTATTCTCCTTAGAATTCAAGTATTGCGTAATCATACTGCATTGTTAAACCAATTTCAACCACATCATTAGATGCGAAATCTAAATCATTGAAGTTTGCTGCTGTTAAAAATGCACCTTTAATTATCCATTGTTCAATCTTTTCTCCATTAGGACTTAATAGATTGAAAGTGATATCTTTTTTATATTCTGATGAGTATCCGTCAACACCTGTTACTGATTCGTGGTGTAGTCTAATCCACTCATTGACTGCTTGTGCTCCACTTGGAACGATTGGGTCATATAAAGTTACTTCAATTGGTTGCCATTGTGCTTTACCTTTTACATATCTTTTTACATTGATATGGTCCAAAGTAACTGTGTCAAAGGCGATTGATGGCCTTGCCATTGTTTTAACGAGATACGCTGGTATTCCGTCTATTTCCATAATAAACCTATTTTTTAATTTAGGTTCAAAAGGTGTAAAAAATATTTCATTTGGGTCTGCAAATGCCACTTGAATTCTCCTGTAATTTTTTCTATTCAGTAATAAATATAAAGAAATGAAAAAAAGTGTGGTATAGAAATCATATCTTTTTAGAAGTTTTTTTGAAGTTTTTACTTGACATTGTCATTTTTTGTTTGTATATTATAGTATGATTGATGAAATAATATGTGAAGAGTGTGGTGTTGAAATAGACGGCTTTTTCCTTTGTGATGATTGTGAAGAAGAACTTTATGAAGAAACCGACTACGAAGAATAATAAAAAAAGCTTGACTTTTACAAAAAGATTTAGTATATTATAGTATGATTGATAACGATATAAAAGGAAATGAAATGGAAAATGAATTTACAACTGATGCCGTGTTAGGTATTATGCCAAGGAATTATGAAGATACTTTGGTAACAAGAGAAATCCCAAATAATTATGGGTATTATAATGAAGCTGGTGAGTATGTGGAAAATGGAACATTTACTATTACTCATTATCAATATGCTCATAATCCTATGGATTTATATAGAGCTAATGAAAATCAACCGGCTATTAGGTTGGACGATTATCAAGCTGATTATTTTGAACAAGCTCATTACAAGGGTATTCCTATGTGTTTTAGGTTTAACCCAACTATCAGAACTCTAATGAGAACTGGTAATTATAGAATTAGGTATCGTGGTGGTTCTAAGCCACAATATGGCTATGTTAGAAGTCAATACAATACATTAGCCGAATACGCTGATACCTTTGCGATTTATCCTAAGTAGGTGTTAATATCGTAATCGTAAGAACCTACTGATTTCCTTATCAAACAAAAAACCCCCGAGAGTATCGGGGGTTTTTCTTAATCAATATTCCTATTATTCAGGGAATGCTGCGCCTGTTGGTTGAACTACAAAGTCCAATACAATAAATTCAGCTGTTCTTGTTGGTTGAATAAATATCTGACCAACTAATTGATTTCTATCAACAACATCTGGTGTGTTGTTTGAATCGTCCATAACTACTCTGAAAGCAGTTAGACCTGAATTTGCTTGAACTTCTTCAAGAAATGGATTCACAATATTTAGGAATCTGTTTCTTAGAGCTGTTGTGTTTTGTTCAAATACCAAGAATCTTGAAGTTGATGCGATAAACTTTCTTAAGTTAATCAATAATCTTCTTACATTGATTCTGTCTAATGCACTTGGTTTACCTTGAAGTGTCTTCTGTCCAAACACGACTACGCCTTGACCTGGGAAAGTTGCGATAGGATTAATACGATTTTCGTATAAATCATCTCTTTCTAAGTTGGTTAGTCTTGTTTGTGCTTCCAATACATCTGTTAAACCACCACGATTTAGACCTGCTGGTGCGAACCACTCTTGTCCAATTCTATCATTGTTTGCGTAAACACCTGGTAGAACTACTGAAGGTGGAACCCAAGTAGGTTTGTTTTTGTTCTCATCAAGAATCTTAACCCAAGGATAATATGTAGCTACATAATTACTATCTAATGTTTTCACATCATCAATAGCTCCTTGAATTGTTCTTCCGTATCTTGAACCATCTAAGATGAAGAATGCGTCTGCTCTATCTTCAATCTTATCAATTGCGTGGTTTGTTACACTTGGGTGATACTCGTGTATCACACCTGGCAATGCTAATAAGTTAATATCGTATTCATCTGGATTAGAAACTGCATTTATCGCTCTTTTGTATGCTACTGAACCACTTGCACTTGCACTTGATAAGTCAAATCCTTGTGTGTTGTTTGCTGCGATATTTGTTCCTTTTTTATTTTCCTTAGCTGGATTTGTTCCGTCAAAACCGCCTTGGAAAGGAACTTGGAATTTCAATTGTCTGTGGTCTGAACCACTTAATGACAATAGATTATTTCCTGCTGAGTATTTTGTTCCTAATGTTGATGCGTCATCATTACCAAATGAATTTTCTAAACTCATTGTAACATTGTTACCAGTTGCTGCGCCTGTCGGTAATGGTGCTAAATATTGTTGATTATCAACACTTGCGAAATCAAAACCATAATATACATTTTGGTCATAAGTTCCACGACTATTTTTCTGTCCATTACCACTTGTTTGTCCAACATATGAAGCACTTGGCATAGATGCGTCTGAGTGTGAACCACTATATGAAGCACTCGCTGTTGCGATAAGATTTGGTTGTGATAACTTTTCAAATCCCATTGGAACTAACTCTTCTGAAATACCTGTTAAATTACCAAAATCACTAATGTAAACATAAGATGATTGATTTGGATAATCTCCATTTGTGGTTAATTTTCCGTCTGAATCTATTGTGATAAATCTATCACCAACTCTTCTTGGTAGATAGTTTTCTGAATCCTCGTCAAAATTCAAATTAGAAAAATTTTCTAAAATTGTTCCGTCATCATTTTGACCTGGATTATTTACAATAACTTGTAAATCAAATGAACCAAAATCACTACCGGCCACATCAACTGCTCTTTTAACATTTGATATACCGACTTTGTATTTTGAATTCATATTAGTTCCGTGTGATATTGTTTTCACTTTAAACAAATCAGTTCTTGCGCTGTTTACTAATTGTGATTGGATAGCTGGTGTAGTTGCTTCATTAAAATCAAATGAAAAGTTTTCATCTGTTTGAGCACTACCTGTTGTTGCTATCTTAATTATATCAGCAGAAGCACCTGCATTTGTTGTATTTTGGAAATTTGAATACACATAAACTGCTTGGTTTGCGTCTTGTGGATTTTCACTAAACACTTTTGTAATGTAATTCGCTGAACTTGAATCAAATGATAATGTAAAAGCTGTTGTGCTTCCTGCATTATTTGTGTCAAGGTTCAATACAAATGAGTCTTTAGTTCCACCTGAACTTAATGAAGCACTATTTAAACCATTTAGCTCTGTTGCGTCTGGGTCTGTTGCGCCTCTTGAAGGTTTTAGAATTGCTGCAACTCTGTGTCCTACTGAACCACTAATGGTTAAAACAACACTATCATTTGCATATCCTCCTAAATGTAAAACTCTCACGATTGTTACCGTTCCTGCACTTTTCAAATATTGTTTTGCAGTAAAAGGAACATAAAAATCTTGATTTTCTTTTCCGAAGATTTTCTCAAACTCACCTAAATTTCTAACTGCGGTTGGAACAAAAGCTGGTCCCATATCTGTTGGTCCAACTAATGCTGCTCCAATCTCTCCTATTCCTTCAGGTAAGAAAGATAAATCTTTTTCTCTGGTGAAAACACCAGGGCTTACTATTCGTTCGGCCATTTTCTTTCTCCTATTTTACTATCTTGTAGATAATTATACTCTTATAAATATAATGTATAAATCTCAAAATGCTTTGATTGGGGTAAAAATATTACTCTGCTGGTGTAAATTTACCAGTAGTAATGTCTAAATCACCAGCACCATATTTTTTGGTCAATTGTTCAAATAAATTAGATTCATTTGCTTGTTCTTGAACATATTGAGTTTCTAAACGAATCTTTTGATTATGAATAGTTTCCAATGTTTGTTCAGTTTGTAAACGTTGAATTTCTAAATTACCCAAAGAATTTTGAATAAATGCGTAAGCATTTCTTAAATTTTCTAATGATTCTATTTCTTTTTTAGTAAATTTGACTTGTTTTTTCTTTGCCATTATAACTCCTTGTTGTATATAAATATAAAACTATTTGTTCAAACAATCACATTTTTGTTTGATATCTTCTACTTCTTTCTTTAATTCTTTGATTGATTCTATTAATAGTGGAACAATCTTTTCATACTTAACACCCAAGTATCCATTAGCACGAGTTGCTACAATCTCTGGCATAATTTCTTGAATTTCTTGTGCTACGACACCAATGTCTTTTCCTTTGTATGTTGATTGTTTATCGTTCCATACAAATGTATAACCACCAATCTTATCCATTTTTTCTAATGGATTTTCAATTGGTTGTATATTGTCTTTTAAATTTCTATCTGATGAACCAAATGCTATAACATCACCACTCGCTTCAATTTGAGAACCTGATATATTTCCTAAGAATTGTGCATTTCCACCTGCCGACATATCTAATTGTAATGCAGTTATAGTTGTGCTATCGTCAGTTCCTTTGAATAAAATATCTTTATCTGCTGTTTCTGCTTTAATAATGAAATCAGAAGATGCTCTTTTGAAACTACCGAATGAAGTTCCACCATCTTTTAATATAATGTCTGTTCCGTCTGCGTCAAGAATAATATCTCCTGATGAATCAAGTGTAAAATCACCAGTTGATTCTATTAATGAACCTGAAATTTTAGCTAATGAAGCTGTCGCAGTTGCCGTAATGTTTGCAAATTGAACATTGGAATCTGTTTCTACCGCCTGTCCAATAGCAATATCATTTGCATTTACGGTAACACCTGTTCCTTCACCTACTGCTAATGTTCTTGTGGATGCGATTGTTCCACCACCTGTTAGTCCGTCCCCTGCGGTAATTGATACTGATGTGTGATTAATGTGTTCGTTTGCTACAAAGTTTGTTGTGGAATCGTGGTCCACCATTGCGGATGCTGATATAACACCTGCTCCCAATCCAACGATTGCTGCTGCGGATAAAGAACCACTAACATCATCAGCTATTTGTGCCGAACCAGATAATATACCTGCTCCCTCACCGACAATTGCTGTTGTTAAACTACTATTAGAACTTGAACCAGATATGATTCCTGCTCCTAATCCTACAACTGCTGCTGTTGAGAACGAACCACTAATATCATCTGCTAATTGCGCCGAACTTGATATTAGAGTGTTTCCTAATTCTGACTCTGCTGTTGTGATTCTTGTTGAGAAACTTGCACTTGGTGCTACAAAAGACCCACTTACATCAGTAGCTATTTGTGCCGAACTTGATATTACACTATCACCAGTTGTTCTTAAAACCGTGGCGTCCACCGCAAAACTTCTGTTTGCAGCTATCGTTCCACCACCTGATAATCCGTCTCCAGCTGTCAATGTTATTGATGTGTGGTCAACGTGTTCATTTGCAACGAAGTTTGCTAATGAGTCGTGGTCTATTGTTCCTTGTGTTGCAGTTCCAACTAAACCTGTTAGGTTTGTTGCTTGAACTGATGATGCGGAAACAACATTTGCGTCTAATTGTTGGAAAGAACCTGATTTATATCCTAAGATATTTCCTAAACTACCACTTATGTTTCCACTACCACTAATATGTTGGACATCAAATATATCATTTCCGTCCATATCTAAATCTTGTGTTGCTGTATGATTACCCATATCATCACCACCAGCGACTGCTGATGCAATTGACGCTGATACATCTGTAATATTAGGTAATGTAAATTTACCCTCTACTTCTAAGTTATCTTTAACATTTACATTTAAGAAAGAACCACTTGCACTTGCACTAACACTACCGATTACTTCTAATTCTACTTTTGGAATAGGGGTTCCTACACCAAAAACACCTGTAAATGAACCAGAAGTTCCCAACACATTACCATTAAATGTTGTAGCTGCTATTTGTTCAAAACCTTTTATTCTTCCACCACTACTACTGATGTGTCCATCATTTTGAACAAATATACTTGCCAATGAAGCAGTTGATGTGTTGAGTATGTCTATTGAACTACCACTTATAGATAATGAACCTGTAAATTGGTGTGTATCATCTGCTGGTGTATCACCAGATATGGTTGAACCACTTCTAAATGAAGAAGTCATATGTGTTACTGATGAACTAACGATATAATTTTGAGCTGTAATATCACCTTGTGCGACAATATTACCTGTTGTGTTTACGGATGCAAATGTTACATTTGCATTAGTCGCAACATCTTGTCCAATCGCAACATCATTGGCATTTACCGTAACACCTGTTCCTTCTCCCACCGCAAGAGTTCTTGTTGATGCTATTGTTCCACCACCAGTCAAACCATCTCCTGCAGTAATCGTTACTCCACTATGGTCTATATGTTCGTTTGCTACGAAATTAGCCAGACTATCGTGGTCTATTGTTCCTTGTGTAGCTGTTAGAATTGTTCCGTGAACACTTGTTGCTTTGATATGTGGGGCGTCAATGTTTAAAAATGAACCACTTGTGCTGGCACTTATCGCACCTACTACTTCAAGTGATTCTGCTGGTGTGGTTGTTCCAACACCTAAATTTATGTTAAATGAACCTGAATCAAATCCTAAAAAACTACCTCTACTACCACTAATGTTACCACTCGCAGTAACGTGAGTATTTACTGAACTTCCTAATTGAATAGTGTCGTCACCAGCGTTAATATAAAGTGC